GGTCAGGACGGCTTCAAGGCATTCAAACAAGAATATCCATGCAATGCTGCCGAAGCATTCCAGATGACTGGGGAAGATACGTTTATCCTTCCAGAATTGGTCATGAGAGCTCGCAAAGCTAAGGCTGAACCTTATGGGCCATTATTGATTGGGGTTGATCCTGCGAGGTTTGGGGATGATAGAACATCAATCGTTAGACGTCGTGGTCGAGTGGCTTATAACCTACAAAGTTATGTGAAGAAAGACACCATGGAAGTCACCGGGTACGTTCACAACATCATCATTACTGAGAAGCCAGCCAAGGTATTCATTGACGTGGGGGGTTTGGGTGCTGGAATCGTGGATCGCCTGATTGAACTTGGTCACGGGAAGATAATCATCCCGGTAAATTCTGGTAGCAGCGCACTACTACACGAAAAATATGTCAATAAACGAGCTGAGATGTGGGGAATGGCAAAAGAATGGTTGCTCGAAGAGCCATGCCAGATACCAGACATCGACAGTTTCCAAGCGGATATGTGTGGCGTTAGATATACATTCGATTCAAACAGTCGGTTGGTCTTAGAAAAGAAAGAGACAATGAAAAAAAGAGGCATAAGATCACCTGACGAAGCAGAGGCATTAATGTTAACCTTTGCATATCCGGTCAGCGCCCTAGCAAATGAAGATGGAAAAAGCAAGGAGACTGCGGTTAAAATAATGGCAATTCAAACCAAAGTCAATGCCATCCGAAATTCTCGGAAATAATGGTAATGATCTCTAAGGGGCATAGAAATGGAATTAGCGCAAAAGCATAAAGATCAATTGAAGCGGATAAAAAAGGCCGTGGAAAAGGCCGCTATCTATTTCAAGCCTAACAATTTACGGTTTCATGAGTTTCAAAAGTTTGTCTTTCAAACGGCGTTATCGCCTGAAGATGAAGACACATTGAAGGCTCTGGGGAAACCTGTCATTGAGTTTAACATCACTAATGCGCCAATCTCAAGGCTGTGTGGTGAGTTTTCCAAGCAGGAACCATCGATCTATGTATCTGCCGATGATGGTGCTCAGGTAGAGGAGCAAGTCATTCAGGTCATAGAAGGTCATGTCCGCCATATTCTTTTTGAAGCTAAAAAACACAACACACAATACAATATCTATCGTGACCAGTTATCAGGGGGCTTCAGTGACATGAAGGTCTGGACTGAATACGCTCATGAAATGAGTTTTGATCAAGTCATCCGCTTTGGACGAACCTTCGAGCCCACATTAACCGGCTTCGACCCGATGGCTAGAGAGGTGGACAAATCGGATGCTGAATATTGTTTTGAAATATTCCCAATGCCCAAAGCTGACTTTGAGCGTGACTATCCAGACGTTGACATCAATGAGATGGCATTCACTCGGCTAGAAAACTCTTTTAACTGGTCATACAAAATGTCAGGTGATGATATTATCATCATTGTTGACTTCTATGAGAAGAAAAAGAAGCGCAAGAAGATTGTAAGACTTGCAGATAATAAGGTAATGACGATTGAAGATTATGATAAGTTCATTCAAAGCTGGATGGAGCAAGGATTCACCGAGCAGCCACCAGCTATTGTTGGTGAGCCACGCTGGACGAATATTCAATCCGTATGCCGTTATCGAATCGTTGAAACTGAAGTATTGGAATATAAAGATACAGCGTTTAAATATCTCCCTTTAGTATTCGTGGATGGCGATTCTGTCATCATCCAAAACGGAGAAAGCGGTTCCATGCAACAGTTCACAAAGCCATACGTCTACCATGCCAAAGGCATCCAGCGCTTAACCAATTTCTCAGGTCAGGTTATTGGTAATGACTTTGAAAATATGGTGATGCACAAATTCAAAGTGGCAGAGGAATCTTTGCCAGACCAACAAGAATACCTGAATGCATATCAGAATGTTCAGATAGCAAGTGTGTTAGTCTACAAAGGATATATGCGAAACGCAGCTGGTCAGCCTATACCAGATCAGCCATTGCCAGCTCCCCAAGAAATAGCCCGTGTACCATTACCACAGGAAGTTTTAACGACGTTTAACAGTTCAATGCAGATGCTTCAAAACATCTTAGGTTCTTATGATGCAGCCCTTGGAATTAATGATAATCAGCTTTCTGGCGTTGCTATTGTTGAGGCAGCTACACAATCCAACGCTGCAGCTATGCCTTATATCGTCAACTATATGCAAGCTCTTAACCAAGTTGCTCAGATTATTGTTGATCTCATTCCTAAGTATTACGTTACCCCCCGAACTATTCCTGTCATGGGACGTGATGGTAAGGCTGATTACGTTAAGATTAACCAACCCGGCGGTGTTTCTTTCAACTATGATGAGAATGTCCTCAATGTTAAGGTTGAAGCTGGTGTTAATTTCGCAATTGCAAAAAACAAGGCGCTCCAACAAATTATAGCGCTGATGAATTCATCTCCGTTGTTTGCCGAATTTATCAATACTGAAAGTCTGGATGTCTTGCTGGATAACATGGAATTCCGTGGCGTCGATATCGTTAAAGACAAAGCTGAGAAGTTCATGGAACAAAAGAAACAGCAAATGGCTCAGGCTCAAAATCAGCCTAACCCGCAAATGATTGCCGCACAAGCTGCAGCTCAACAGGCGCAAACAGCTCAAATGGCAGCGCAGACTCAAGCCCAGAAAGTTCAGGTTGACGCGCAAGGTCAGCAGGTTGATGCACAGCTGAAAGCGCAAGAAATCCTAGTCAATAAGACGAAAGTCGACAATGACCGTTTAGACATCATGGTCAAAGCCGGTGAGTCAGCAGATAAAGTACAGATTGCAATGTCTAAAGCTGCAGCTGAAGAGGCGCGTGCTACTGTTGACCTGCATATAAAGGCGATGGATCAGCATCATAGGCATGGCAAAGAAACGATTGAACTTCATCACAAACTAACAAAGGGAGATAAAGATGGCAATTCTGAAAGCGAAAGCTAGAAACAAATTACCTAAATCGGATTTCGGGATGCCGGGTGAACGTAAATTTCCCATGCCAGATGCTGCTCATGCTGCTAACGCAAAAGCTCGTGCTACCCAGATGGTAAACAAGGGTAAGCTCAGCCCGGGTAGCGCAGTAAAGATCAAAGCAAAAGCCAATAAAGTACTAGGGAAAAAGAAGTAATGTCATTATTCGGCAATGGGATTTTAGGTAGTCTCGGAGGTATTCTTGGCTTCGGTGATTCTTCTGGTATGGCTAATGCCGCTTGGCAACAGCAGCAACAATTTTCTGGGCAGCAAGCCTATCTCGATCAATTGCTCAGATATCAGCAGCAACAGCATCAACAATACCAACAAACCACTACCCAAAAGCCAAAGAGTGATGATAACATAATTGACGCAGAATTTACGGTTATGGAAATTGACGGACAAAAACTTCTTGATTCGGACAAAAAGTCATGAGTTATGGCCAAAATTCCAATATTACGGACAAAAATTTACTGGAGAAGTTAAACAATGATTGAATTTAAGAGTCCAAGCGCTGAGCAAACAAAAATTATGCAGAACTTTAGCATATTGATGGGACAAGTAATGGAATTGATCATCGTTCATAAAGAATCACGTCATGCACACAATGCGTTTTTGAAAGCAGAAGAATGTATCCAGTGGTTTAATTCAGCAATCATGAATATATCAGGTGAAGTTGTTGATCCTCTTTCTCCTCCTCCTGCAGCTGAAGTAACGCCACCAGCTCAAGAAGGTGAAGTCATTCTGGAAGGTGAGAGCGCAGCTTAGTGGATGAAATGATTGTTGTAAAAAAAGAGCTCTGGGATCGTCTTGAGAAAGTAGAGAGCATCTGCAGAAAGATGGAAACAGAGCTCTGCAATCATATCCAATATCTAGCTGATGCAAGCCAAGCTCGTGAAAAGTTGCGCCAAGAATTCCGCACGTTCTATGTGGAACGCTTCAAAGAATTAGAAAAGAAAGTCTCGATTGGAAAAACACCACACGGATGCCCTTTATGTAGTGGCACCGGTAAAAATTATATCGACCCGGCAAAACCATTATCAGGATTTGAATCTATGCTTGGCCAAAGAGATGAACGTGGTATGAGCTATCTGACATGCAAACCATGCAAAGGCGAAGGAATTGTGTGGGGTTAAAGCAATACTTCTGTTCAGTTTATCTTCATTAGGGTTTTTACTCATTATTTCTTGGGTTTACACTACTATCCGTAAGTAATACCACAGGCTTATCCACTGAAATTGTGGATAACTTTCAAGCAGTGCAAAACTACTGATTAAATGCAAGAATTATTTTTCTCCTGTTGCATATTAGAGATCGATGGGCGATAATTTATTCAAGTATTAAAAACGAACCCAGTCGTACATCTGGGACATACCCAGTTATGGGAAACAAATAGCCGAGACTCGCCGCGAAATGCGAGACACACCGTTGCGGGATTTAATAGCTGATTAATGAGGTTTTGAATGGCTGAAGAAACACCGATTAGTGCGGTTGAGCAGACACAGGTTTCTGCTGACCCAGTTTCACAAGAAGTTGCACCAGCTCAAGCTAGTGAGCAAGCTCCATCTGCTGCACCAGCTGAGAAAATGCTTTCCCAGTCTCACGTCCAGAGTTTAATGGCGAGAGAAACTAGGTTAGCTGCAGAAAGAGCACGTGCTGAAGTTACAGCTCAGTTTGAAAGAGAAAGAGCTGAACACTTACAGCAGCAAGCCCCTCAAGGCCAGCAACAACAAGCTGGAAACTTAGGTGGAGTGCAGCAGTACTCTGAAAGCCAAATACGTCAAATGATACAACAAGAAGCATATCAAATGACGAATATGGAAACTGGTCGACGCTTAGAAGCTGAGTACAGACAGAAAATCACAGCAGAAATGCAACGTGACCCTGAATTTGCCGACTTATATGACGCATTAAACATTGAGCAGCATCCAGACTTAGTGCTATTAGTGAACCAACTGGACAACACCGCAGCGATAGTGAAAGACATAGCAAAGAATCCTGCGAAGTTCTCAAATGTTTTAATGCTTGCCCGAAGTGGCTCGCCAAGATTGGCCCATATTGAGTTACAGAAATTATCTAACTCGATTAAAGCTAACGAAGCAGCACAGAAGCAAACATCCGCACCGGAACCATTAGGCCAAATGAAACCTTCAAATATTGGCGCAGATAATGGTGACATGAGCGTTAGCGACTACAGGAAGATTTTTTTAGCGTAGTACTCTAACAAGGATGGCCATTATCTCCGAATACTAACTTTTTGGAGAATTTAAAATGGCTGTCCCAAATAACGTTTTGACGCAGGTAATTACCTATCAAAAAGCAGAGTTAGCATGGTTGTTGAATGCGTTCTGCGGTATCTCTCTTACAAATAAAAAGTTCCAAAACTTCCAAGACAAAACTGCTAACTTAGGCGATACCGTCTCGTTTGATTTGACACCACGTTACATCACTTATAATGGCTTGGTGATTACTCAGCAGCCATCCGTACAGCGCGTGCAAAACTTAGTTTGCTCACAAGCAGCTAACACTTCCGCTGGCTATACTGACCAACAGTTCTTATTCAACGTCCGCGATTATATGGATCGCTTCGGTGAAGCAGCAATGAAGGAATTGGGAAGTGCAATTGAATCAGACATTCTTAAGAACGTAGTTTCTGGTGTTCGTATTAACGACCCCCAAAACTCTAGCTTTGGTTCATTACAAACAAGCTCAGGCCCATACCGTTTCTTCGGTGATGGTGTGACGGCTATCAACTCTTACGGTCAATTGGCTCAGGCTTTAGCTAACTTCCGTGATTACGGCGCAGCTCCTAACAAGGTTCGTGGTTTATTACCAATGACCGTTGTTCCGGGCATCGTAGCTACTGGCTTACAACAGTTCGTTAATAACCGTAATGAAAAGATCGCAATGTCTTGGGAATTAGGTCGCTTCTCCGAATGCGATTGGTATCAATCTAACTTGTTACCTATCCATGTTTCTGGAACGATTGGTGATACTGCTGCTCCTAACAACATCATGACTGTGGTTAGCACCAACGACCCAACAGGCGCGAATGTTACGCAGATTACCTTCACTGAACCTACCGGCGGTACTGATGCAAACGCTATCAAAGCTGGCGATTTATTTCAGTTCAACGACGGAGTGTCCGGTAAGCCTAACATGCGCTACCTCACTTTCATCGGTCATCAAGTCAGTGCTCAGTCAGTACAGTTCCGTGCTACAGCGGATGCAGCAACGGTAGCAGGCTCTGTCACCGTCAGCATCTTCCCGGCGCTTGTATGGGCTCAGAACCAAAACCAGAACTTGAACAACACAATCCAAGCTGGTATGACTGTTACTCCTTTACCAAGTCACCGTGCGGGACTCATCTACTCAGGCGACCAGTTCTACTTGGCTATGCCTCAACTCCCAGATGAATCTCCGTTCACAACTGTTAACTTGGTTGACAAAGATTCAGGTGCATCTATCAGACATTACTTCGGTTCTCAGTTCGGTCAGAACGTTCGTTCATACGTTCGTGACAGTATTTGGGGTTCAACCTTAGTACCTGAAAACTCCATGCGCTTGATCTTCCCGTTATAAGGTTCTATGTGAAACAACCGATGTCATTTTGGCATCGGTTGTCGGTCTAACGAATTTGAAAAGGATACCAACATGACTAGTTTTGATAATTCAGTGCCAATCGTGAATCAGCCTTTCTTGTATATCAACGAAATGAAGATCACAAACGATGCAACAACCCCTAATACGAAATTTAACGTAAGCGCGGGTATTTGCCGTGATTCAACCAATACCTTTGACATCAACTTAGGTAACTACAACGGTCAGAACAACAGCGGTACAGCTAATGCCAGCACCACTGTAAATGCCGCTGTAAACGGTATTAACGGTTTGGATACGGGTTCTTTTGCAGCGTCTTCCGTTTATAAAGTCTATGTAGTGGGTGATGCTGTTAGCGGAAACGCAACCGGCGTTATGATCTCCTTAGCGGTACCATCTGTCGGCCCAGTAATGCCATTTGGCTATAATGTGTATCGATTGATTGGTTATATGTTCTCTGATGGTAGCACCCACTTCTTATTGGGCTACAACTCAGGCAATAATAATGCCCGTCGCTTCACATACGATGCTCCACGCGCTACCTCCGTTACAGCTGGTACGTCAGCTACTTATGCAGCTATTAACTTAAGCACTTTAGTTCCCTTGGTCGACAATATCATAGTTCGATTCAAGGCTGACTGGACTGCTAATGCTGCGGCTGACAGCTTTAATATGCAGGGTGGTAATGAAACGGGTGATGCTTGGACGATGATTGCTCCAGTCGCGGGCGCTACAGCGCATACCGTTGGCTTTGGCGATGTGCTTTCACAGTTAGTGGCTGGCGTTCCAACGTCAAACTACAAAGTGTCGGCAGTAGGTGGTGTGGCAATTAACGTTGCAGCATTTAACTACTACATCTAAGCCTATGAAGGGGGTTAGATATGTCGTACCCGGCTGTCTTGCTAATCAACAGAGCATGGAACTTGTCAGGGATTGTGGCTCGGGGACTGGAAACAGTCTCCGGGGAACAAGGCTCTGACGGGCTTTTTTTGTTAAATGAGCTGCTAGAGTTCAAATCGGCTGACGTCAATCTAATCCCATACTTCTCGCGTTATGATGGAGTATTCATTCAAGGGGTTGAAACCTACGATATTGCTAACCTTTTGCAAATCGAGTCTATGACTTTCACGATGGACAATACCGTTCGCTACCCAATGAACTATTGTAATCGTACAAAGTATTTCGGTTCTGGACGGGTTAATAATATTCAGTCTATCCCTTTCGAGTATCACTACGAAAGGCAGTTAGATGGTTCTCGTGTGTTTGTTTACTATTTGCCTGAAGCTGCTTATACGTTTCAGATTTCGGGTAAGTTTGGGCTAACAAACGTCACACAATTTCAAGACTTATCTTTGGTATACGATGGATTTTATATCGCTTACTTACGATATGCCTTAGCGCAATACATGTGTAATGAGTATGACATTGCTTTTGCTCCTGAAAAGGCAAATATGCTCGCATCAATGGAAAAGAAACTGAATCAGATTTCTCCTCCTGATCTCACGATGCAGAAAACAAACTTTATTAATAATAAGACCGCGCTTAATTGGGCCCAAATAAATTTAGGTCGGGGCTGGACTACGTAATAGGCTGGACAGTAAAATATCCTCTTTTTTGAGGATATGAAAATGAAATGCAAGAAACATGGTGAACTAGAAGAAAACTTATTTTATGTGCAAAAAGGGACGAATACTGAAAGATGTAAATTATGTAATAGAGAATATGCGAAAGGTTCTAAGATTCGCAGGAAAGAACAAGTTAATGAATGGTATAAACAGGATAGAAAAAAGTATCCTGAAAAATACAAAAAATATGCTCAAGATTTTAAGAAAAGATATCCTGGACGTAAAAGTGGGGTAGAAATTGCTAGAAGAAGAGGAATTACGCATCAAGAATATTTAAATATGTTTGATGCACAACAGAATAAATGTGCGGTATGTGAAAAGGGTGAAACAAGAAAGATGAAAGATAAAGTGATGAAGTTAACAGTGGATCATTGTCATCTAACGAATAAAGTTAGAGGATTGCTTTGTCACAACTACAATACTGGTATTGGTAAATTCTTTGATTCAATCGAAATTCTCGAATCCGCTATAAATTATCTGCGGAGGAATAATGGCTAAACCGGGCGCACCACAACGTTATCAGGACATCCCGCTAGAGATTGTGGGCTCGACCAAGTTTGGTCGTTACCCAAAAATGTCAAGCGAGCAGACCTATAATATGCTGGTGTCAGACGGTTGGCTTGTTCCCTTTGCGGGTTATAAGAAAGTTGTGACAATCAATCCTACCGGCCAAGGCCGTGGAATTTATTCCAGTGCCAAACTGAATAAGATGTTTGCTGTTATTGATGATGTTTTATGGATATTCGAGCCGAACCTGAATCATGTGAGTGCTAGTGCTCATTTGACTACCTCTATTGGGGATGTGTTCATTTCTGAAAATAATAATGGTCAGGTGGCAATCAGTGATGGGGTTCATATCTACATCTATGATAACGCAGCTGGAACACTTACTCAGGCTACGATTGATTTTACTCCGGGGTACCTTACCTTTCAGGACGGGCGTTTTATTTCCCCAGATACAGCCTCTAACCAATGGAGACTGTCTGACCTCAATCAAGGTCTTACATGGCCAGCTGATTCACAACATATTGGCTCTATACAGACAAAACCAGATAGGGCTGTCGCATGTATCAGGTTCCCCGGACGTGGAAACCTGATTTTAGTGTTCGGTAAGACCGTAGCAGAGCAATGGTACGACGTCGGTGCACAGTTGTTTCCTTATCAAAGAAGTCAATCAACTAACATAGATTATGGCTGTATCAACCCTGCTACGATTGCCGAAAGTGAAAATGTGGTTTGCTGGATTGCAGCGAATGAAAAGTCTGGCCCCGTTATCATGTACACCAATGGTGGTGAAATTAAACATATCTCAAATGACGGTATTGACTTTAAGCTTGCGCAATTAAAATTCCCTGCCAATTGCTATGGATTTATGTTCAAGCAAGATGGTCACTTATTCTATGTCGTATCATGGCCTCAAGATAATTTAAGCTATGCGTTCGACTTTAATGCCCAAGCATTCTATACACTTTGCGACGAAAATATGGATGTCTTCACTGCCAAGAAAGTCGCGTTCTTTAATGACCAATATTATTTCGTGAGCTTAGACGATGGAAATATCTATCAGCTGAGCAGCAAATTAGTTGATTACGATTACGGTGAAGGTCGAGTCTTTGAGATTCCCAGAATCCGTATTCCTAAAAGCATTCAAATGCCAGATCAATCTCGCTTCGTAGCCGGTTATTGCGGTTTCACAGTCGAGCAAGGTCAGTTTGATTACCCAGACGTCAACACCTTATTTGATTTAACCACACAAGATGGTGCGTCCCTTACTACCCAGAATGGAACGATTATCGGTGGGGGTCAAGACTTCACTAACAATGTGGCTCGTATTGATATGAGCGTATCAAAAGATGGTGGCGTCAACTGGGGAAGCAATGTGCAAATCAATATGCGTCCTTTAGGCGTCAGACAAAATAAAGTTATCTGGTGGAGATTAGGCGCTGCTAATGATCTCGTTCCACAGTTTAGGTTTTGGGGTTTTGGTCGCTTTGTCGCTACCAATGGAATTATAGGGGTATACCAATAATGAATGTCCCCACTTTTGTTCAAGAAAAGTTTGTTGATGAAAACGGCTATATGACCAAGCCGTGGCAGAACCTTTTTCAACAACTACTTCAAGTAATGCAACAAAGTTTAAGTGATGAAGGATTTACTATTCCACCTCAGTCCTCATCGAACATGACGATCATTTTACCGGGAGCTATGAATGGAACACTTCTATTCAATACTTCAGCGATTAATGGTGGAAGCCCTACGGCCCCTAATGGGCAGTTATATGTGAAATTAGCAGACGGGACGTTTCATCCTGTTACGAATACATAAAGGATATTACTATGGCTTACGATTGGGGAAGAGGTGGTTCGGGAGCATTTTCTGGAGCAGCTGCAGGAGCTCAATTTGGCCCGTGGGGAGCTGCTGCCGGTGGAGCGCTGGGCGCA